CCATATCTCTGGTTTCCTAATTCATTAAATTCTTCTAACATTGCAATACCTTTAGAATGGTTACCTCCGCCAACTTGGTCAACAGCTGCTTTAGACAACATGAACTCACCGTTACTTGCCATCACTGGTATTAAATCGTCTTTTGGACCACCTGGACCTCTGACATCGCCGCCGTGAAACATTGGATTAGCGGCAAACATTCTTCTATCTAATACAGCGTCTATTTCGCCACCGTTTTTATATTGTCTATATTCAAATGGGTTAATCGTTGTTCCGCCTACTCTAGTTTGTTGAATTCTTCCTGCTTTCGGAACGACACTTCCACGAGACTTGATCGAACTGCCTTTATTATTTGACCCTGTAAGAACGTCTATGTCTGATTTAAAATTTGTAAGCATGTTCATATACTTGTTTAACTCGTTAAACGTATCCATGGTTTTTTGTAATCTTTCTTCCCGTTTCTTCCGATCTTTTGTATATTCATCTTCCTCAAAAACAGGTTCTGGAATTTCCATAGAAGCGTCTACGTCTTCAAAAACCACATCTTCAAATAAATCGTCTTCAAATAAAGTTTCAAGACCTCCACCCTCTTCTGCGTACACGGGACCACCGTACATCATTTCTTCAGGTTCTTCTTGTTGTTGTTCTTCTTGTTGTTGTTTGTACATCTCGTCTAAAAGAGCGTATTCGAAAGGAGTGATTTCTAATGATTCAAGACCTACAGGAGCGTATTCCAATCCTTGACCTGATTGTGTTTCTGCTGACGCAGTGCCGCCTACTCCCCCGCCTCCTTTATCACCGAAGGCACCTTTAAGCTTACTTGCTGAATCAGCAAAAGAAGCTATTGCTGCTAATGTTTCTAAAACTGCCATTTTAATTTCTGCATAATGTTTTCCAGTATGGTTTTAGCGGATAAAGCCGTTCCCGAAGGCTGCAGTAAAGAACTGATGCGTTGATTATACTTCATGAGTATTAACTTTGTATATCTTTATTGGTTTTCTTTATTTTTACTCTGCTAATGGGTTTTTATCTTTATTTTCTAATTTTTCTAGGTCTACTTGAATACGTTCAACACTAAGTGTTAAGCCAGCTATACTAGCTTTTAGGTCGCTGTTATCTGGTATAACCATGCTATCTATTGATTTATTAATATATTCAACTGAAGTTTCTATTGCAGCAAACCTTTCCTCAATTATTTTTTGAGCGTCTTCTGTATCTCCAATACCTCCTATCTGCGCTTCAAGGTTTTCTAACCTATTAACATAAGTAGCTCCTGTATAGCCAAACCCCGCTAGGGTTCCAACAATACCAACTAAAGCTATTAGTTGTGTAGTTTTATTTTCGAACCATTCCATAAAAAACTCCTATAAATTTGGTTGTAATTGTATCATTTCACTTAATGTATTATAACTTTCTGTAGAAAGCCCGTAAAAGGCTTGATTATTGTCGTTAATCACCGCATCGGCATAGATATCTCTAGGGGTATACCACTCACTTTGTTTAGGCATTTCATAGCCTTTGTAAGCTTCAAAAGCTGGAACATACCCCAGATAAGCAACTAATGTTGATTGATCAGCATATTCTCCTGTTTCTTGTGCTTCTTCTTGCAGTTCTTCTTGTTGTTCTTCGATATTATTAGCAATAATTTGATCTGCTATTTGATCCGCCTCGCTTTGTGTCATTGCACCAGATACTGCTGTATCAATTTCACCCTGCATATTTTGTACTTGTACTTCTGCCATGACTACCTGTGGGCTAGAATCTAGTGTAGCTAATGGTGTAATAATTGTAGTTACGCTTTGTGTTTGACCACTACTTACATCGTCTGTGGCTGTGTTTAAAGATAGCACCATATTATTTTGTGCGTTAGCTGAAGTTATCTGCTCCGACATACTTGGTGAGTTACTGGTACTAATTCCTGATGAAGATGAAGCGTTGTTATTAGCTACGCTGTTTGTACTGTTAGATGCAGAGGTATTGCTAAAACTGGAAGAAGCGGCATTTATAGTATTTCTTACTACGTTTAACATAGTGGAGGTTATCCCACCCCTACTAGACGTTTCTTCTGCAACCAACTCTTCTGTTTCTTCTTCAAGTTCTTCTATAACTTCTTCATCATTTTCTGCAATTTCTATTGTTTCTTCAATTTCTTCTATTATTTCCACAACCTCAACAGGTTCTGATTGTGCTTCTTGTTCTTGTTCTTGTTCTTGTTCTAATTCCTCTCTAATAATTGTTTCAAATTCAAATAGCTGTATAAGTTCTTCGGTATTTGCTAGTAAATCATTAGTTGTAAAGACTTCTACTAATTCTTCTGCATCAAAAACATCTATAACAGTAACACTACTAACTAAAGACATGCTTTCAACGATAGGATCAAAATCATCTATTATTGGATCTACATAAAATTCATCGTCACTAAAATCATCGAAATTAAAATTTTCAAACGCCTCTTCTTCGTTAAAATCTTCAAACGGCTCTGTGTATAAAATTATTTCGTCCTCTGTTATTTGATATGTTTCTGGTTCATCAAATCCGTTTTGGGTAATCATAACTGCAAGCACCTCTGGAATATACCCAGAACAAGTTGGGCTGTATTGAGGATCTTGGTCACACTCGTAATCACGTAAAGCCTCTTCATAACCAGTGCAATCGGTTGAATATAACGAGTCTAAGCCGCATTGTTGAGTTAGGTAAGCAGCGTCATATCCAGTGCAATCGGTTGAATATAAAGCGTCTAAATTGCATTGCTGTGTCAAGTAAGCCGCTGCATATCCTGGACAGCTAGAGTCGTTCAGTGCGTTGCTACAGTCAACACCATTACCGCTACCAGATCCATACAAAGAACCGCCATTTTCTAGTGAGGTGTTAAATGTGCTGTTGTTCCAGTCTTGATTTACACATGAGCTGGAGTTAGTAGTTCCTGTGTTGCACTCGTCATGGTATAGATAAGTATATGAATTATCTTTATTAGATCCTACCTCACCAATCAAAACATCATGGTTGATAATGTCTAATTCTCTGTAACGAAAATCAAAAGAGTTATTATTCCAAAGTATAATTTCAAAACTATTATCAGATGCACGATTGTATTCACGCATTTCATACCAACCAAATATCATCTTGCTAGAGTCTCCCCAAGATTTCATACGAGCGTCATTGTCTCTAATTAGATCAGTCCAAAAGGGATATAGTGTGTAAGTGTGTTGCCCATTAATAGGGTCTGGAGTGTAGTCAGAGCAATAGCTACCACTATTGCCAAAATGCAAACAGCCATTTGTTGCCATTCTTGCTTGTGAAAAAGTTGAGCCATAAAAAGTAAAATTAAAAGAAAGATCAATCGCAGGAGAGATACCATCATCTACAACTTCATACGCCAACTCTCCTTGAAAATTATTAGCGTTACGGTGTAGGTCGTATAATGGTTGGTTAGCCTCGTAAGTGTAGTTTGCTTGTAAACTATTAAACAGTAGTAAACAATTAACTAGCCAAAAATTCTTCAACACACGTTCTTCCTGATTTCTTTTTACCTTTTGAATTACGAGTAGTTTTACATTTTTTAACGTACTGCGCTTTTAATTCTTCATAGTCAGGTCTATCTAATTTATTTTCTGTCCAAGCTATAGATGCTTTTTTCCCAACTTCACCTTTATACGGACATGGTGTACCAGCCATTTCCATAGCTTTAAAAACTCTTGTATCTTGGCAAAGTATAGCTACAGAAGCCACTTTCATGCCTGTATCGTATAGATATTTAGATAGCTTTAATCTTTCACAGTTTTCATCCCTGACTGCTTTACCGCCTGATAAACCAAAAACCTGTCCTTGAAAAGCACCTGATACTCCTGTGGTACATAGGTCTTGTGAGTAAGACATGATACTAGGAGCAATAGCAGAAGCAGGGGGAGCATTTGTTTTAACATTTTGATTTATAGTCTGAGTAGTATTCGATTCATTAATATTTCTATTAGTGTTGTCCGACACAGTATTGTTGTTGTTCGTATTTGTGTTGTCCGTTGTTACGTTCGACTCAGATGTTGATTCGTTGTAGTTCGTATTTGTATTATTGTTTGTGTTTGTATTCTCTGAAACAGTTGTGTTATTCACATTTTGATTAACAGTTGAATTAACCGTAGACGTTGACGTATTAACGTTTGTATTACTGTTATTTGTTGTTGCAGTTGAAGTAGCGGTAGTTGTGTTTACGTTAGTGTTGTTTGACGTATTAGTGTTCGTGTTCGTATTTGTATTTGTATTCGTATTTGTGTTTGTATTAGTTGAAGTCGATGTGTTGGTATTTGTATTCGTATTTGTATTCGTATTTGTATTCGTATTTGTATTCGTATTTGTATTCGTATTTGTATTCGTTGTGGTTGTCGTGTTCGTTGTATCTAAACTGTTTTGTTCACAATATTGTGATCCAGCAGTACAGTCACCTGTTTGGTCAGCTGTGACGTAAAACGGCAATATAATTAACAAATATATAGGGTATTTTTTGATGTATTTTTTCATTAATCCGACTTATTTGAGGCGCCGAAATAAAAACTTATAACAGCACTAGCTAACCCACCAAGGTAGCCGAGTACAAGATTTATTAAAGCCTCTGAGTTTTGTTCAGGGGGCTGAAGGGTAACTAAAAATATATACCCCATAAACCCACCAACCACAGATACACCTACGATTCGAGCTGTCCAGTCTTTACTAAACGTCTTTCTAGCATCTTGAGTGTCCGCCACTTCTAGCTTAAACACATCTACATCAAGTTCTTTCATCCGTATTTCAAAGTCTTTTTCTGCTTTTTTAAGTTGTAGCATCTGTTCAGGCGTAGCATCCTCTATAGCTTTTTCGATTGCTTTAGGGTTATTTGGTACTCCTAACACCTCTGAAATCATATTAGCCGCTATTCCACCCATTGGACCTCCAAGAGCAGTTCCTAATGTAGGAGCTACTGCTCCCACTACATTTTTTAATAATCCACCTATTTTCATTTTACTTCCTCAGGGTTAAATAAACCTTTTTCTATAAGAACATCTCTATTACGCATATGTTCCTCTTCTACATCATCTTTCGATTGTCCATGATAAGCTACTGCTAAATGACACTTAACCATAAGTTGATTAATATTGACATCATCTACAACTATATCTCCCAATACTCTACCATACTTTCCCTTAGAATCTTTAAGTTTTGTTTGTATAACTATTTTTTCTCCGTCTTCTATAGCCTCTTTTAAGAAAGCCCCAGCCATTTTTCCTCTAACCTTTTCATCTTTGTTACGAGTACGTGACTCGGGAGTATCAATACCATATAAACGAACGCGACACTTATGAAGAATGTCAAAACCAAGATCCAAAGTAACATCGACAGTATCTCCATCGACCACTCTTTCAACTGTGCAACTATATTCATACATTATTTACGTTTCCTAGTTGTTGTTCTAGCTTGTTTAAAATGTTTTTTCTTAGGAGCGCCTTTAGATCCAGGTTTTCTCATGCGTTCGCCACTTCCTGCTTTTATGCGTTTTCTTTTCGCATGAATATTAGCCCAAAGTCCTTTTCTTTTAGTTCCCTTCTTTTTCATTTAACACTTCCATCTACGCCTTGCCTGACGTATTCTTGAATTAGGATTATTTCTAGTTTTAGCAGAGCTACGTTTTAGCTGTCCTAGTGATCTAGCACAGTAAGACTTTCTACGTTTTGCTGCTTTACTGCCTTTTTTAACTTTGCCTGTTACAGCCGTTTTTAGTTTAGATCCTGGATTGGCTTTTCTATATGCTTTAACACCTTTCCGCGTCATTCCAGCACCTTTTTTAGTGGGTCTGTAATTACCGCCTTTTCCTGTTGTTCTGCGTATCGCTTTAGCTTTTTTTCTTGCCATTTTTCTTTTTCTTTTTTACAAAAGTCCTAACATTAGTTGGCTTCCCTCCTGGATTGCCTGCTGCTCTTTTACGTTTTACCGCACTTTTTCTTTGTGCTGGTGTCATACTTCTGGCTTTGGATCTAGGAACACATTTTGGATATGCTCTTTTACTCCCGCCTTTGGCGGACTTTCTACCGCATTTTTGGAATTTACCTTTTTTCTTAGGCGCACCTATGTCCACCCAATCTCCTTTCGGTCCTTTTCCAAACCATGCAGTTAGTCCGCCTTTAGGTTTCGCCATTATCGGTACCCACCTCCGCGTTTTTTATATTCCCGAACAAGCCAACCATTTGCATACGCAGAAGGATAAACCTTAAACTTACGTTTAGCTTCAGCTTTTACTCTTGAGTAAAGAGCCTTATTAGTAGGTGTTGCGCCCTTTTTCTTCTTAGTGCTCTTTTTCTTAGTCGTTCTCTTTTTTGCTGGCATACTTATTCTTCCTGATATAAATTATTAAACGTTATACTGGGATCTAAATAACTTTCATGACCTTCTGCAGAATGCAACGTTTGTGAAGGAGTAAAATCTGGTGCTCCTTCTCCAGTTACCCATAATGCAGGACTTGTTGCTCTTACTCGATTATTCGGTAATGCAACTAAATTACCTTTCCATTCACAATCTTCTGTTATATATAAAACATGAGACTGTTTATGTTGTGCAGGACAATCCGCTATTTCGTTGTTTGTATAATCTACAGTAAACATATATTTACCAGTATAAAACTTTCCATCTATTTTGCAAAGCCATGGGCTAGAACTTACTCTATCCATGACTATTACAGAATGATCTCTTGATTCACAATCCCATGGTTGCGCTATATGGTCTTCCATAGGATCACCCCATTCTTCTAAAGGAATATCGGCTACTAAACCTTGTATCGGCATTCTTGCCCACATAGCGCCTCCATGAATATTACCCTCTTCCCAGTCGTCATATTCTGTTTCACAACCTGTAAACACAACTTGAAAACTTAACGAACGGTCAGGGATAGTATTAACAGCGAACGCGATAGCATGCAAAAATTCTCCGTGATAATTACTATGATTAGCAGTAAATTCCCTTCTCACCCAACATTTAAAATGTGGAATATTGCTAATAAGATGAGACACTTATTTTCTTTTACGCGTCATTTTTCTTTTTCTAGCGCCACCTCTTTTTTTACCTTTAGAGGACTTCATAGCGCCTCCTCTTTTTGCATATTTAGTTTTTTTCATTCCAGGCATTTCATTCTCCTTTTAACATTTTTTCTTTTAACCTAACTGCTCGATTACCTACTTGGGTAGCCCACTTAGAATCCATCATCTCTTCAGCAGCTTTTTCCCAGTCAGATGCTTGAACAGCAGTTAAAAATTTAACAAATTTGCTCAATCTAGGTAAACCTAAATTAAACGCCATATTAGCTAAAACACGTTGACGAACGTCATCTAGTTCTGTCCACCACGCCATGTTTCTATCTAATTCTTTACATACAATGTCTATATCGTTACGAAGACATTCTTTAATTCTTTGTTCTGAAACTGGTGTACCTACTGGTTTACCAAACTCCTCATCGGTTTCTAATATTAGATGCCCTACTCCAAATGTTGGGTAGCCAAGATGATCTAAATAAATCTCATATTCATAGCCCTCATCCTGTATTAATTCTTTTTCTAACTCATCTATGTTCATAATATTGATACCGTAGTTGATCCGTTTGTTGAGACAGAAATTTTTCCAAGAGAAGCCACACCCTCTACTCCATTTTCTGTTCCCGTATAAATATCTACCCATTGCTCACCTGTCCATAATTGTAGTTGGTCAGTGCTTAGGTTCCAAATAATGTCACCTTTCTGAAACTGATTTTCGTTACGTTGTGTTTCGTTTACAGAAAGCGTTGAGTCTATGTCTACTTTATTAAGACTTAGCTCTAAAACTCTAACCAACCTGTTAAAAGTCTCAGGAGATATTTCTCCTATAGCTATTGGTAATTTTGTCTCTAATATCTTAGCCACTATCGCCTACCGTTCGGCTGAACATCCATTCTAGTGACGCCCACTCTAAATCCCACACCTAACCGAGCTCCTTCAGAATTATCGTCATCAGATTCGATTCTTAAAACTGCTTGTCTTGCTCTAATTCGAGTATCTATTTTAGCTGTACTGCTTGTACAAGTAGCTGTGGTAGCCGTCGATAAACTTTCTGCTGGAAAATTTCTAGTTTTAACAACCATATTTATAGTTTGCTCAGTTCCACCGCTTCCTGTAAATTTTACATCAGGAATGATTCTTCTAATTGATTGAAAATCTTCTCCGTCGGCTAAGTCAAAGTCACTAGACTCTATAAAAACGTTATCCATAGGGGAACCATCATCATCGTTACCTGTTTCATGATTGTATAAATAACCCACGTTGCTGGTCGTGTAAGTAGCCATAGGATTATTAAATATACCTTCATCTATCCATGCGCTTCGGGTAAGTTCTCCGATTGTCCAAGTTCCGTCTTCGTAATTAAATACTACATATTTATCTATAACAGTAGAAGTTCCTGAACAATAAAACCAACCTACTTCATCAAACTCTTTATTTACAAAGCCAAAAGTTTGAAAAGCTTGATTCTCATTAAGATCGCTAAAAACGTAGTTTTGTACCGTACACGGTATATCTTGAATAGAACCGTTATAAGTGTAAAAACCTTTTTTATCCATCCAAAACACTCCTTTAGGAGTATTAATTGCACCCTTCGGAGAAATAAGCCCTACACCTTCATTTACTAAATTAACACCAAAAGTAAAAGGCTGACCTATAAAACTCATAGAATATAACGCTGTGTCAGTCCAAATTAAGGTTTCTTGTCTGGCTCGCAGTGCTCCTATAATTTGAGACCCTGCGGATAAACGCAAAGATCCTGCTGTGTTTGTTGGTAATGGCTCCCATTCAGTAACGTTTTCTTGATCGCTCCACGCAACCAACAATGGATCTATACTTCCAGACCTAGAGCTTCCTGATATAGGATCAGCTCCTAAACATATTACGTGCCTGTCTACGTCACTGACTAACACCTGTAAGGCTTTCGTTGGTGTTAAGTTTGCTCCTGCTAAATCTGATAAAGCTACAGCTCTAGTGGTTCCTAAAGTAGCTGCGCTTATGTCGTAATAAAACACGCCTCCCGCTCTAACGTTCATAACCAAGTCTTCACCAAAATTGTCGTGTGACCATAGTCTTAATTGGTTAGCAGCTGTAACTGCTGTAGAGGATCCCCATGTACCTGCTCCCCATGTACCAACTCCCCAACCTGTAGATTCAACATAAACGTCTAAACCTACGTTAATTTGATACGCACCAACAACGGAAGAACCTCCATTGCCGCTATCACTAGCATTTGCAGTTACAGTTGCGTCCGAAGTATCTTTCGCTGTAAGTGTATAACTATTAGCGTTAACAACTGTTGCTATTTGGTATTCTTGATTTAATACAGCAGCAGTTATATTTCCGCCAAGCGTTGCTGCTCCAGAAAAAGTTACAAAATCATTTTGTTGTGCGCCGTGAGCTGTGTCGGTTACCGTAAGCGTAGAACTTCCGTTAGTGGCTGAAAACGTAACATCCCCTGCAGCAGTTGTTAGTCTTATTGGTGTGATGTCATAAAAGTTGTCTCCTTCTTTTATGTAATATTTCCAAGTAGCTCCTAAACCAAGGTATTTAGTTAAGGCTAAATCTACCCAAGCATGCAAAGCTCGAACAGTTGATTGATAAGTATTTAAAGTTGCTTTAGCCCAGCCACCTATTTTTTCTGGTAGTCCTTTACGAAATCTAACAAGGTTAGCATTAAACCAGCCACCTTCGTTAGAGTAATCTGTTCCCTCTCGATTGATCCCTGGACGAAAAATATACTTCGTTAACATCTGTCATTTTAAAATAATTGTTCTGCTAAAATAGCGCCAGCACTTAGTAATAAAGTAACTAAAGTAGCAATAACAAAAAGTTCAAGACGTTTTATTCGATGGATAGTTTCTAACCAGCGTTCAGTACAAACTGCTTCGTGTCTTTCAATATGTGCCGCTACTTCCATTACGGTTTTTTTAGGCATTATTTATCTTTAGCTTTGCCTATGTTCAAAGCTAGAAAATCTATAACTTTATAAAGTTTTGCTAATAATTTATCTCCTTGAGGAGTTGGTGTAACCGCAGCTACAAGTGAAGCTATAGCTATAATAGCTGTAACCCACATAAATAAATTAATCCACATCATCTTTTTCTCCTTTTCCGTTTGGTTTAGGTTCTTCTATAATTTCTAAAGTGCTTTGATAGGCAACTAAAGCAGTTACTCGTATGTCCAGTTGATATTGCAACTGTCCAATCTGTTCCTGAAGATTCTTAATTTCTGCTTGTAAAGTCTCTGTATATGCAATCCTTTGTTGTAGTCTAGGATCTACAGACTGTTCTTCAGTTTCTTGTGTTCTTTCTTCAGTCATTATGAATTAGCTGATATGTATGCTTTACCTGTAGTAATAGCTGTACTGCAATCATTCTTTTTACTTGAAGATGATCCTTTTACGTTAGGTGTATCATCATCTGAATCCACAGGTTCGTAAGCTAATATAATTTCTAAGTGGTCAACATTACGTTGTACTACATCATTTATATCAGCTTGTGACATCTCTGTATCAGCTGCTGCTGTACCACCAACATACTCTGATTTTTTACCATTTGTATTGATGTCGTTAATAAGCGTTACGCTATCTGTTGCTGCTGTTAAGCATTCTGCTACTGTTTGAGCCATATTTATTCTCCGTTTAATTTACTTTCTAATTCTTCGACTTTTGCCGAAAGTTCTTGTACTGCTTTGATAAGAGGGTGTATAAACATTTCTTGTGATATAGCTTGACACCCATCACTTGATTCTGTCCATCCTCCAAATGTGCTTACGCCCGCAGTATCTAAAGCCGCTTTTACTTCTTGTGCAATCATTCCGTGCATTACAGTTGAAGTATCTTTTAAATTTTCTGTCTGATGAGCGTCAAATGTTTCTGGTAATTCATTATTTGGTTTCCATTTGTAAGTTACAGTTCTTAAATCATTTATAAAGTCCAAACCTAAAGTTGCATCTTGTATATCTTGTTTTAATCTTTCGTCTGAGTCTCTAGTCCATGAAGCGTTTGTTGCGTAGGAGTTGTACACTCTACCTACAGCAGTTTGTCCAAAAGCAGTAGTGTTGTCACCTGCTCCTGTTAAATCTGTACCTATTACAATTTGACCAGTTCCAGATGCAGAATTAGGTTTTGATTGTTTTCCAACACAAATATTTTTACTACCAGTTGTTAAAGCATCTGCTGAATCGTAACCAACTGCTACATTATTAACACCAGTTGTAATCTGACCACCTGCATCATGTCCAATACCTGTGTTATTATTTGCAGTAGTGTTGTCACCTAAAGCATTAACACCCATAGCTACGTTATACGAACCAGTTGTGTTTGCGTCTAAAGCCAAATACCCAAAAGCATTATTTTCTGTACCAGTTGTGTTTGCATACAAAGCACGTCTACCAAATGCTTGGTTACTAGATGCAGTTGTATTTGCTGCTAAAGATTCATAGCCAACAGAAGTGTTAAGCTGTCCTGTAGTGTTTACTCCTAAAGCATCATAACCCACTGCTGTGTTATGTATACCTGTCGTATTTGCATCTAAAGCTATTCTTCCAACTGCTGTGTTACCAGAACCCGTTGTGTTGCTAGTTAAGGCACTTGACCCAAATGCAGAATTGTCAGAACCAGTAGTATTTGCTCCTAAAGCACTATATCCAATTGCTGTTATATCTGAAGCTGTTGTATTGGCATCTAAAGCAAAAGCACCTAAAGCAACATTAGCTGTACCTGTAGTGTTAGAAAATAAAGCACTAACACCAACTGCTGTATTATTAGAAGCTGTAGTATTGTTAGCCAGAGCACTTGCACCCATAGCAGCATTATTAGCACCTGTGGTGTTTTGGTTCATAGCTGTATGACCCAATGCTGTGTTTGTCGCTCCTGTTGTGTTTGATAACAATGCACTTGAACCCATAGCATTGTTTCCTGCTGCTGTAGTGTTTGCCCCTAAAGAATTTACACCAATAGCATTATTGCCATTACCTGTAGTATTAACATCTAAAGATGAAGCACCTATTGCTACGTTATTTGCACCTGTAGTGTTTGAGCCAAGAGCAAAAAAACCAACAGAAGTATTGTTAGATGCTGACGTATTTTCTCTTAGTGCAGAGTTTCCTACAGCAGTGTTTTGTTCTCCTGTGGCATCTTCTAAAGCTCTATATCCAACTGCTGTACTTGCGGTTGTCGTGGTTACGGATTTAAGAGCGTTGCCGCCTACAGCCACGTTTTCTGAGCCTGTAGTGTTTGCGTTTAAAGCAAGATATCCAACTGCTGTATTGTTAGATGCTGTTGTACTATCTCCAAGAGCAACATGACCAATGGC